TGTGTCAAACTGATTTTGCTGAATCATGTCGGCTTGTGACGTTTGAATAAAAATAACACCCGTTTCACTTAGTAACTCTTTACAAATTTCTAAAAACTCTTTAGGATAAGCATTATGTGCGAATACATTTTGCGCAATAATAATATCAAACTTTAAGTCAAACTGATTTGCATTAGTAAAGTAATCACACACTACAGAATGATTTGCAGAACTTAGCGCGTGTAGATTTTTCGCCGGATCAATACCATACGTATTATATCCTCTTTCTTTAAAACTATCAAGCTGTGTCCCATCATTACATGCAATATCTAAAACGTTTTTACCGTCTGTATATTCTTTTGTAAAGTCTACAAACCAATTAAAATATTCTTTAAGGGTTTTTGTGGTACCGCTTACATACAAATAATGTTTAAATAATTTATCAGGGTTAACCACATGCGTTAACTGAATGTGCGAACAATCCACACAGTAATTTATACCTAATGGGTAACAATATTCCATTTCGTCTAGTGAACTAAGGTAACTATTAGCCAGTGGTTGATTGTTAAGATTTAATACTGATTCTAAATTTCTACCATCGCAACACAAACAAGTTTTAAGTTCTTTGAAATTAGAATAATCTAGAGAAATAATATCATATATTTCCGGTATCTTAGTATTTGTACGTCTACGGTGAGAACCAGCTGTATAATGTATTACCATTACAGTATCTTGATCTCTAAAAAAACAATTACCATAGCTAGTAGCATCGGTTAACCAAGTCATGGTTTTTATCTTATTTTCTCTAATATACTTAGAGACTCTCCACCCTGTATTAATTTCTCCAGTGCTTCTATGTATTGCTATATCTTCTAGCGTTTCAACCCATGTTCCAGCTCTAGCGACATTTATATCATAATATCCCCCATAAGATATTGGTATATTTTTCCATATATCAGGAAATTGATCTGTCCAATATTTGGTACCGCAGCCATCGTTAAATTCACATCCAACAGCTTTGTAACCTTCTTTAAATTTTGCATAGATATATTCATGGATATTTTCATTAAGAATGAATAGATCAGAATCCATTACACACACAATATCGGATGTACAGCGTCTAAGACCCTCATCTATTGCTCGACCATGTGATATACCGTCATGTGTAGGCTCGCTGTCAAATATTACAAACTCGTCAATAATACTGTCTGGTATTATTGTTTTTTTATCCTTATTAATTGTATTATCAATTACAATAAGTCTATAGTCTTTTTTTGGAAGTCGTTTTTTAAAATTTTGTACTTGTACATCTAACAAGTCATAATTTCCAAAGATAACCGTTACATAATTAATCATATTTAAAATACTCATTTCTAACTACTATCTTTGGTAGTCTGTGTTTATAACAATCAATAACATCCTGTACCACTGATTCCATATTTTCACTAAAGACAAAGTTAAATACAGATTTAAATTTTGTAGCATCAATAGCAAAATTATATACCCCCTCTATATCACCTTTATCAATAATTTTTACCCCCGTGTGCTTCTCTACACTCCATGATATTTCCTCAACGGTAGAGTTAAAGGATGCAAGATTATATATGCCAGGTTGAAATGTGCCTTCACGAATAACATGAATAATTGCTCTAGTTAAATCTTTTAGTGCTAGAATAGGTCGATTTATTTTTTTATTAGTAATGATAATTTTATTATCTGTCATGGCAGTATATACCATTGAATTAATCATTAAATCTCTTCTTATTACAGATGAATCACCATTTACAGTGCCAAATCTTAATCCCATTATTTTTCTACCTTGGGATATAAACTTCTGTGCTATAATATCAAGAGTAATTTTTGTTATATCATAATTATTTACAACATCCAGACATATATCATCTTCGGTAAATATTTTTGTGTTAGAATTACCGTATACTGATGCACTACTAGCATAAAAAATTTTAACATTATCTGGTGTTTTTTCTACAAGATTGCTAAAATTTCTTACATTATTAAGCCAGGAAGATTTAATATCTCCTACACACATTTGTACACTTGAATGACCTGCTAGTAGTATAATATAATCAAATTGCGAAAGGTACTCTTTTTTAAGTTTGTTATAATCTTCAGTTCTACTACCATATTTTGTTACATTTATATTATTTGTATGACAACTAATGGTTAAATTAGAACCAATATAACCATTACCCCCAATTATTAAAGTCTTCATATTATACCTTCAACATGTAATTTTTAAGATCTCCTGTAGCTTTATTGTCGATATTTTCTGGATAAGTGTATCCTGGTTTCTGAATAACAACACGATAATCAACACTAAATCTAACTCTATCTGTTGAATTGATGCCTGATCCGTGTAGATGATGACCGGAAAATACAACTTCTGTTCCAAACGGTATTACAATAAAATATCGATCCTCTTCTGTAACTTCTTCACTAGGTACTGGGTGTGGTCTGTCTTCTTGTTTAATATTGCTGCTGGCTTGTTTTCTAAATTTATGATCCCAGGTATCTAGATCAAATACTTCAGAGTTATTCTTTACCTTATCATTAAAAAAGTCTGGTGCAAGATAGAAAGTAGAGTTGCGAGTTACATTTGAAAGAGGCATCCAGTGATTAACCTGTTCAGGGGTACCGCCGTACCAAGTATCTCTATGCGGTTTATAGTTATAAGATATACCAGAAGAAAGATAATTAGAATTAGGAATAATTCTAATTCTAGGCTTATCATAGATAGCATATGGGTAAAGATCACTAGTATATCTTGATAAAATTAACCGTTTCATTAAATCTTGAGTTTCTTCACCATCTGTAAACGCGGTTTTACTTTTGGTAGAAAATTCTACAAAATCTTTAAGCTGATAATCCTTATGACTTATGTCTCCGATACTCTTACTGAAATTATTTTCTACTATTTGTTTTGCATGATTAAGTAGGTGTTCACTTTCAATACAGGACGTTAAATATAATATACTACCATTTAAAATATCTTGCACATCAACAGTTTCACTAAGACTAAATGTTTTCATATATCATTCAATTAAAATTGGCTTTATAATTACCGGGCCCTTGCCATATTGTCTGGTATCATTTTCATAATAGTCTTTAAAAATACTACTATGAGTTTCAGTAATATCCCCCATACTGAAGGATTCAAGTAAAAAACTTAAGAAGGACATTTGTATGTATACCGCGTTAATATATAGCGCAGATATTTGATTATCTTCTACAAAATTTGTATTTTTATTTGCGTTATTTTGGCTAATAAATCGCTCACCAGCATCCTCAAATTTCTCCTTAATATTTCCCTCAAGGTTAAAGAGATCTTTTTTCTTCTTAATAATTTTCTTACAATTTTCTGCCCTTATAATGCCTACAGAAAAGCTTGCATGTGTAGTATCAACTTTGCAAGCAATATACGGTTTTTTAAAGGATGTCTTCTCTACGAAAGCTAAATAAAAATCCGTTACAGTTGGTATGTAGTCATCTTCTATCATAAAGAAATAATCGAATTTATTTACATTTTTTTTAATTACATCATTCCAACCACCATAAGAGTAATTAATATTATTTCTAAAAAAAATTTTTAATTTAATATTCGTTAGTTTTAAATTTAAAAGCTGAATTTTAATCTCTTCAGACACATCATTATTAACAATGAATGTTGCCTCTGTAATATGAGTATTATTACAGGTAGATAAAAAATTATAATGTTTATTTACAAAATAAAAAGGGTCATTTTCTATTTTTGTATTATATTCTATATTATTTCTATTTGGGCCAATATAAAAAGCAACGATATAGTTTATTTTATATTTTATTATATCTTGTATTTCTTTTATCATTATAGTAGGGTATCTAATGTTTCAAAAATTGTTCTTGTCGGAGCATACCCCAAAGATGCAAGCTTAGTATTATCTATAGCCATTGATTTAACTTGAATTGTTTTATAGAAGCTACTCGGTTCAATAAGATTAATAATAGATTTTGATTCTATCTTGTGTGCAACGTAGTTAATTAAATCTTTATATAGTAAAGCTTTTGCATTACTTATATTATAAATTTCATTTAAATTACTGCGTTTAATTACTATGTCTAACGCATGAGCAACGTCTACAACATCGATGTAGTCTCTATAAAATTCACCTTTATCGTAAAGATCAACGCTTTCATTATTTTTAAGTTTATTAATTAAATATTGAAGTGTGTTTTTTTGATTGCTAATTTTTGTATCAGCTGCACTAAGTACATTTGCAAGACGTAGTATTCTATATTTTATTTTAAAAGTTGTGCAATAAGTGATAAGAAGGTCTTCAGCAGTCTTTTTAGTAATAGAATAAAAACCTTTTGGTTTACAAATACTATCCTCCGTAACAGGTAGAGGTACATCACCGTAAACAGACCACGAGCTTAAAAAATTAAATGTAAATTCGTTACCAAACTTATTTCTTGCGTTATCTAACGTCGTAATAAGTAAATTTAGATTAGTATCTATATCAATGTGGGTGTCGGTAAATATATGAAAGTTATGAAGAGTACTTATTGTATACAGTATATTATTGGTTTGAGGTATAAAGTTTTCTCTTTCATTTAATATACACGGGTAAAGATTATGGTACTGTTTTCCAATTAAGCCGACTCCCATTAAATTTATTTTATTCATAAAGAAATTAATTAAAATATAATGTAATAGTGTCTTCTGCTGTGGGCGTTTTTGGTGGTAGCGGTAATGGTTTAAAAATAACAGGGTTATTTACATCTCCAAATATTTTCACTGTTAGAGTAGGTGAGTTCATAAAAGGTGAGCAATAAGCGTCTGTAATGTCTCCAACTTTATAACCTTCATTAACAAAATACTTACAATATAATTCTTGTGTTTTATAAAAAGAATCGTAAGTTTTATCCATAATAACATAAAATAAGTTATTTTGCTTAGCTAATACTTTTCTACAAGCATCTCCGTCTATAACCCCTTCCGGTATTGAAGCATGATAGATCATACCTGGCGGTGGTATTTTTTCACCAAACATACAGATGTAAAAGTAATCACCTTTACACCGATCAATAAATGGCTGATAGAAATTAGGAGAACAAGGAATATAATCATCCGAGGCTATAAAATAATATTTAAAATCTTCTATATTTTTAGTAATTACATGAGCCCATGCACCGTAGCAAGCCCCTTGATTAGGTCTGCAAACTACTTCATAATCAAACTGTATATTATAAGAATCGACCTTTTGTCTTATCATTGTTTCGTCTTCTAATTTATCTAAATTAAAAGCGAATGTAACTAGATCAACACCGCTATGATATTCTGTTATTGCTTTAAGATGTTCTTCAAATATAAAAAATTTATTGTTTTTTAAATTATCGCTATAAACAGAATTCATTCTGTCACCATAGTGAAACGCAGCAATGTAATTTATTTTTTTCATATTAATGTGTCCATAGTTTCAAAGATAGTTCTTGTAGGAGAATAACCTAGAGATACTAATTTAGTATTATCAATAACCATTGATTTAACCTGTACAATTTTATGGAATGTACTCGGTTCAATATTGTTAATGTTTGATTTCGATTGAGTAATTTTTACAACATAATCAATTAAGTCTTTATATAATAGAGCCTTACCATTGCTTATATTATATATCTCGTTTAAACTACTCTTTGTTAAAAGTAAATTTAGTGCATGCGCGACATCTTGAACATCTATATAAT